TGGCAGCAAAGAAGCTACAAGAAGGCTCTGAATACGCCGAATACGATGCGGATGGCGATGGCATTGTTACTGATGAAGAGCTACAGACTAGCAAAGAGTTGCAGGAGCTACGCTTACGGCATGAACGAGCGGATGCTCAACGTGCTATGAGTTGGTTTGCCTTATGGGGGATGCTGTTATATCCCAGCTTGGTCGTGGCATCAGAGCTTTTTGGGCTGAATCAAGCAGCATCTATTCTGGGCGATATGGCTGCGGTCTACTTTGTGTCCGTTGCAGGTATACTGGCTGCGTTTTTTGGCGCACAAGCATGGTCAAATAGGAAATAGATTATGAGTATTGTTGCATCGCTAGTTGGGCCGGTCACTGGACTGCTGGACAAGTTCATTGAAGACAAAGACCAGAAGAACGCTTTAGCCCATGAGATAGCGACCATGAGTGAAAAACACTCGCATGAAGCACTCAAGGGCCAGCTTGAAATCAACAAGATGGAAGCGGCACATAAGAGCTTGTTTGTTGCTGGGTGGCGACCTGCTATCGGCTGGATCTGCGCTCTGGGCCTGCTCTACAACACCATCATAGCCAACATAATTAGCATCTGGGTAGATGTGCCAGAAGTAGATACAACACTGCTTGTGCCCGTTATGATGGGCATGCTCGGGTTGGGCGCTATGCGTTCATATGAGAAGGTCAACTCCGTAGCACGGGAGAAGTAATGAGTAAGCTTGTTGAAATGATCAAACGCCATGAAGGCGTCAAATCCAAAGTTTATTTGTGCTCCGCTGGCTATGAAACCATAGGCGTTGGCAGAAATATCTCAGAGTCGGGCCTTGGTTTATCTGATGATGAAATCGAATACTTGCTGGCAAATGATATAGCGCGGGTAAAGAGCGAGCTTGCAGACACGTATTTTTGGTTCAACGGCATCAACGAAGCGCGACAAGATGCAATGATCGACATGTGCTTTAACCTTGGTCTGACCAGATTGCGTGGTTTTGTAAAGGCTCTTGAGGCTATGTCACGCGAACAGTTTGATATTGCGGCAGACGAGTTCATGGATAGTCGATGGGCACAACAAGTAGGCACGCGTGCCATCAGAGTTACTGAAATGATACGCAGCGGTGAGTACATCTAATGCCCTTGCAGAAGTTCATTTTCAACCCCGGAATAAACAAAGAAGGCACTGACTATACTGCCGAAGGCGGCTGGTTCGACGGCAACTTGGTGCGTTTCCGCAAAGGTTTGCCTGAAAAGATAGGCGGCTGGATCAAGTTCCTTACCGCTTCTTTCAACGGCACGGGCCGCAAGCTTTTAGGATGGACCTCTCTAGAGGGAACAAAGCTTTTGGGTCTTGGCACTCGGACCAAGCTGTACATCCAAGCGGGCGCAAACTATAACGACATCACGCCGATACGGTCGACGACGGCGGCAGGGGACGTAACGTTTGGCGCGACCAACGGATCAAGCTCCATCAACGTAACCGACACTGCTCACGGGGCAGCAAAAGGCGATTTTGTTACTTTTTCGGATGCCGCGTCGCTTGGCGGTAACGTGGTCGCTGCGGTTCTCAATCAAGAATATGAAATAGATTCGATTACCAGCACAAGCGTGTATGTGATTACCGCCAAAGACACCTCTGGCGCGACTGTCACGGCCAACAGCAGTGACAGTGGCAACGGCGGTAGCTCAACGGTTGGGGCATATCAGATTAATGTCGGCCTTGACGTGTTTATTGATGGCACAGGTTGGGGATCAGGTGCTTGGGGTTCCGGCACGTGGGGTTCTGCTAGCGCGTTGAGCGCCTTGAACCAGCTACGCCTGTGGTCTTTGGATAGCTTCGGTGAAGATCTGATAGCAAACGTGCGAGCAGGTGGGATCTATTACTGGGACACCAGCGCAAAAACGCTTGGCACAGATAGGGCCGTCAACATTTCTGCGTTGTCCGGGGCTAATTTCACTCCTACCGCCGCTTTGCAAGTGCTGGTATCGGATGTAGACAGGCACGTGATTGCGCTTGGGGCAGACCCAATAAACGCCGCCGCGACCGCTAGGACAGGGACTATTGATCCTTTGTTAATTGCTTTTTCCGATCAAGAAAACCCGGCAGATTGGTTTCCTACGGCGACCAATACTGCAGGCTCCTTACGTTGTTCAGCAGGATCACAGATCATTGGCGGGTTGAGGGCAAGACAAGAGACTTTGGTCTGGACGGACGTTGCGCTATACAGCTTGCAATTCATTGGACCGCCTCTGACTTTTGGTTTGAACCTCATCAACGAGGGCGTCAGCCTCGTCGGCCCGAACGCAGCGGTAAATACGCCCAACGGCGTGTTTTGGATGGACAAAAAAGGGTTTTATGCCTATCAAGGCTCTGTGCAGTCCGTGCCTTGCAGTGTCCGGTCGTATGTTTTTGACGACATCAACGAAGGTCAGTCGTTCCAGTTCTTCGGGTTTTTAAATAAACAGTTTGATGAAGTAGGTTGGTTTTATTGCTCCTCTGCCTCCGACACCATTGACCGGTATGTGACCTACAACTATGTTGAGCAAACATGGGCCATAGGCAACTTGGCCCGCACTGCATGGCTTGACGAAGGTTTAGAAAGTTTTCCCCGTGCAACAGGCACGTCGGAGAGCAGTAACTACATTTTTAGCCATGAAACAGGGTTCGATGACGACGGTAGCCCCATGGACAATGTGTTTATAGAGAGCGCGGACTTCGATCTAGGCGACGGCGAGCAGTTTCAGTTTATCCGTCGATGCATTCCAGACGTCAAGTTCACGGGCAACTCGGGTAGCACGCAGGCAATAAACTTAGTTATCAAGGCACGTAACTTTCCGGGCGATTCACTGACCACGGACCAGACCACGTCTTTCACTGCCAGCACCACCAAGATAGATACACGTGCTAGGGGACGGCAAGCGGTTGTGCGGTTTGAGTCAGATGACGACGGAGAGGTTGGTGTAAGGACAGGTGTGGGGTTTCGTATTGGTGGCACAAGACTTGATCTACAGCCGAATGGTCGTCGATGAGTAAGCTTTTACAGGGCCGATTGCCCTTTGTTGCGAACGGCGATTCTGTTGACGGCAACACGTTCAACCGCACTATTCGGTTGTTGGAATTGAGTTTAGACTCTTTCGATCCGGATGCGACTCCACAGTTTGTTACAACCGAGAGAGATCAGCTTAAATTTGACGCTGGCGCTTTGATTTGGAACCCTACTGTGGGGCGTTTGCAGTTGTATACAGGCAACGAGTGGGTAAATCTTTCAGACCCTCTGCCGTACACGGTTTCAAAGCTAGAGGCGACAGGCGCAGTGGGCGCTGTTCAAGTAGTTACAAACGGATCTGTGGTGGTGAACGTACACGGTTAGGTTGGTTCTTCTAATTAAAATAGGCGTATACTGGGGACATGGGACAAGCTGCACTTAAATACGACGACTTTGATGAACTTGATCAAGTTCCTATACCCGAAGGCGGTATTGCCACCTTTTTGACGGCGGAAACCGGCTCTTGGGCCGATGACGAGGATGACGTCCCGTCAAAAGGCATCACAAACGTTGTAAAAATAGCCGACAAGCTGGCCGAATATGGCCGTAATGAAGACGAATACATGGTCCACGCCGCCGAAGGCGAGACTGTGATACCGATGGAAGTCTTCAACCAAAACCCCGCACTGAAAGACAAGCTTTTTGCAGAAATGCGCATCATGGGCATTGAGCCAGAGCGTTACGTTGTAGGTAACAAACTTAACTCAATCAACCCTGTAACCGGTCAACCTGAATTTTTTATAAAAAAGCTTTTCAGAGGCTTGAAAAAGATTGTCAAAAAGGTCTTGCCGGTTGTAGCCACCATTGTTTTGAGTGCTATCGGCGTTCCTCCTCCGATGGCGGCGGCTATTGTTTCTGGCGCACAAACGGCAATCGCAGGCGGAAGTTTAAAGGACAGCTTAAAAGCAGCGGCCATAGGCGGCATTTCGAGTTTTGCCGCAGGTAAGATAGGTGACAAATTTAATTGGGCTGAAAACGGCGCCAAACAAATGGCGACTCAAGCAGCTATCAACACCACCCTTTCTGGCGGCAAACCTCGGGATATCTTGAAAAGTGCCGCGATAGCCGGTGCCACCACCAAAGGCATGGACTTTCTTGGAGGCAAGCTTGCTCCCGCAGGAGCAGACGCCACCGCCACGATAGACCCGGCATACGCAAAAGAGTTGTCGGCAACTAACCCCGCAGAGCTTGCTCGACTTCAAGGAATAGAGGGCGTAACGGTTCCTTCTTTGGCCGAAGCTGCCGCTCCTGCCGCTCCTGCCACTCCCATAACTCCCGCTGCAACTACCGCAGACGCTGTTTCGGGTCAGGTAGCCTCCACCTTGCCAGACGTTACGCAAGGCCCTGCGACCCAAGGCGTGCGAGGGCCTGCGACCCAAGGCGTGCGAGGGCCTGCTACAGATCCTCTTTACAGTGCCGCAGAAATCGCGGACATGGCTCCTCCCGGTATGGCTCCTCCGCCTCCTACTGAATTAGAAGGTGCGCTAGGTCGGATGTTCCCCGGCGAAAATCCCACGGAGCTTGTACAAAAGAGTGGCTTAGGACCAGACGCGACCGTTACGGGAGCACCGGGGACCACGGCTCCCGGCACAACTGTCGCAGGACAAACAGTTGCTTTATCTGACCTACAAGTTCCCGGCGTGGGAGAAAGCATTAAAACAATTATCATGGGTGACGGCACTGCTGGCGGTCGAATAGACGCACTTAAAGACCTTTTCTTGCCAAGCCTTAAAGAGTCCGATGTTGCTGATACTTTTGCCTCTATGTCAGACCAAGATTTCCAAGCTAGTAGATACGGCAAGTTGAACATGACAAAGGCTCAAGCTGTCGATTCTTTTATGAAAGAGTTTGGTCCCAAAACACTCCGTAAATTTGGCCCCGGCGTTGCCGCCGTGTTGGGTTTGAGCGCCCTATCCAAGCCGGAAGAAGTAGAAGGCATCAACATTGATGATATTCCTTCCGGTCAAGATCTTATCGACGCTGATCCGTCTAAATATCGCATATTCGGCGACGACTTCGTTTATCAGCAGCCGCAGTTCACTGTAAGGCGTTCTGCGGGCAATATATTCGGCGCACCTGCTTTCACACCTTCTCCAATACAGACGCCTCCCGCTTTCGCGGCAGAGGGCGGCGGTATTATGAATTTTCCCCGCATGAACGGACCTATTGAAGGCCCCGGTACCGAAACATCCGACGACATACCTGCCATGCTTTCTGATGGCGAATTCGTGTTTACTGCTAGAGCGGTTCGAGGAGCAGGTAAAGGTAGCCGAGAAGACGGTATGAAAAATATGTACAACATGATGCGTCAATTTGAGGCTAGAGTTTAATGGCGGAAACAACCACTACCACTCAATATGTACGTGAAGCCCCAAATATTGAGGCGTATAAGCTAGGGCTATACCAAGACGCACAAAAATACATACGAGAGCTACAAGCGCAAGGCATACAGCCGCCAGCGCAAGGTATTGCTGGTTTTACCGCAGAGCAGCTTGCTGCCGGTGATGTCATTCGTAGTGGTATCGGTGGATACGAGCCTTATCTAGGCGGAGCTTTGAGCGCCAACCAAGCTGCGCAGCAGATGATCTCACAAGGCTCTGCACCTCTTTTGCAAGAATCGCTTGCTCAACAGCAGGCAGGCATATCAGGTTTACAGCAAGCGCAGCAGCTAGCGTTAGCTCAACGTCAGGCACCATTCCAGCTTAGAGATCAGGCCCTTCGAGGTCTTTCTGGTGCTGCAACAGACATAGCAAGAGCCGGAGCGGGCGTAGGCAATCAGGTATTTGCCGCCCAGCAAGGTTTAGGGCGTGCGGGTCAATTAGGTCAACAAGCGGCACAACAAGCGATGCCCGCGAGTCAGCGTGCGCAGCAAGAAGCTATTCGCTCTGGTCAGCAAGCCGGTCAAATTGCGGGTCAAGGCATGCGCAGTATTGGTCAGGCGCAACGCGGGATTGCCGGTCAAGTCGGCGGTGCGCAGCAGGCGCAGCAATTAGCGGCGCAGCGCGCAAGACAGTCTACGGCAGCGGCCCAAGGACAACTAAGTCGCGCCGGTCAAATGGGACAAGGCGCAGCACTTTCAGGAATTAGCCAGCTACGCGGTAGTGCAGAACAATTCGATCCTAGCGGTATTGGTGCTTTCATGGACCCGTTCACGCGACAAGTCATTGAAGCCGAGCAGGCTGAGATTGCCAGATTGGGCGAAAAGCAGGTCAACGAAGCGCGTGCGGCTCAAGCAGCGGCAGGCGCTTTTGGTGGTTCCAGAGGAGCCATCATGGAGTCTGAGATTGGTCGAAACGTCTTAGAACAACAAGCACGGACCGGGGCACAACTAAGCTCACAAGGTTACCAGCAAGCGGCCCAACAAGCGCAACAGGCGTTTGAGGCTTCTAAAGGACGTCAACAGCAAGCAGCGCAGCTTACGGGTTCATTAGGCCAACAAGGCGCAGGAACTGCATTGCAGGCGGCTCAACAGGCAGGGCAGCTAGGACTGAGTGCAGAGCAACTGGCTCAAACCGGTGCTTTGCAGGGCGGTCAGTTAGGCTTGTCTGGTCAAATGAATCAAGCGCAGTTAGCGCAGCAAGCTGCCCAGTTGGGTATCTCCACAGAGCAGTTACAGAACCAGATGGCGCAACAGGCGGCACAAACGGCTCAAAACCAAGGGCGGTTAGGTCTATCGGCGGCACAACTACAGCAGCAAGGCGCACAGGCAGGCGGCGCGCTGGGCCTACAGGGTCAGCAGGCGTTGGCTCAGATGGCAGGGCAACGAGCACACAGTGCCCAGCAAGGCGGTCAGTGAGGCTTGCAGTACGGTCAATTAG